CATAGGCTACAGCGTTGATGCAACACTCTGCGCTGTCGGCTGCTGCTGTCCGGCAGGCTTCACATTCCACGCTCTGACCTCGTTAAACCATCGTCCGTTGTATTCGTGGGCGTCAATCTCGAAGCTCACCGTTGCCTCCATACCCTGTTGCACGTTGAAACTCTTGATTTTGTCCTCACCGAATACCTCGAATACCATTCTCTTGGGGTACATACCAGGAACCTCCAGCACGTACTGCTGAGTCATCCAAGTATTACCCGTCCGCTGCGATGTGCCGCTCTGTGCAGGCATCACCGCAATAATCTTACCTGTTGCTTCCATAATCTTATTTATTAATTAAATCTGGTCTGCTCTGTTCAGTCTTAATCATGTCCATATCTTCGCTGATTTCCCAGTCACGGCAAACATGCGACTTGTTCACAATTCTGTCCTTAACGTTAGGGTCAATTCTACACAACCTCCTTGGCCCCTCAGTGTCATAAGCAGCCTTGTACTTACAAGATGCACAACACATCTTGATCAGCGTTCCTTTCTTGTTGCGAACGAACTCATAGAAAAGTCCGTCACATTCCTTCAAAATCTTGTTTTTCTTGCTCATATCTGTTATTGTTTATATCTCGTATGTTATGCCATCAGCATCGACCCTTTCAAACATAGCGGCCAGTCCTCTCGTCCATTGGTCACCACTATGTCAGGAATGGTGCTGTAGTCATATATTTCGCAGATGATAGGCTTCGGGTAGCTGTTGTCATATCCGATGGGGACCCCTCGGCTATCCTGTGGGGTGCTGAGGAAGTCACCAGGGGGCACTCGGTAGATGTATTCCTCGTTGTTGATACACCTTTCGATATACTCAGCACTCAACGCCTCACAATGCTTTGCAGCCCGCCGCATTTTCTCAACCCATTCTGGAGAAAATGGACAATGCCACACACCACCACTTGGAGCACCCTTACAGTAAATCATGACAGTGTTCCGCCAATCATACAAGCCAGCACAAGCCCTGCGGGAATTGCGAAGATGTACACCCACTTAGGCAGACCATCGAAACTCTTGTTTTCGCTCGTCAAAATGTCAATCAGTTCTTTCATAGTCGTATCTTTTTAGTTGTTAATGACACCCCTCTGCGTTCTCACGGGCTGGGGACCGTCACTGCATAGTGGCCGCATTAGTGTCTTACTCACGCTGCTGTCCTGGCTCTTCACACGCTATCCTCGTGTGCATCTTCGCCTACAGATTGCTTTCACGTTGTCGTTCCACTCCAGCTATTTGCCTTCTGTGCCACTTTGCCTGCCTCCGCTTTCCCTGTGGTTAAGATTGCCGTTCGCCTGATGGTACACGTACCAACTGACTTTTCCATGCACTTTGTGGAAGGTGGCGGAATCGAACCGCCTGCTCATCCCCATTGATTCCTTCCTTCTCTGGTGGCTAACCCATCGCCACCCTGACTGAGTTCATTTGGTCCAGTCTTACCACTCTGCACTTTAGCTTCATAATCTCTCCTGTGGCGATCATCCGCTGAATGCGATACTTGGGATATGCCCAACCCTGTGTCGGGTGTTCCACTCCTCTTTCGTCAACCACGATAGCACGAGCAGGATGCAGACAATGACCGTACTTCTTCAACCAGTCGTGCGTAAACATGCCAAACTGAGCTATCAGCTGCTTCTCGGTCAGCCATACCTCGTCACACATCTCACGGTCTTCCGCTATTGCCTGGCGCAACACCGCCTTCAACTCTGCTATCGTATTCCTATCCATAGTCACGCCGTTCTGATGATAGTCACATTACGCTGCTTGGTTCCATCCATCGGGTCACCAATCCTGGCACTGAACTTCCAGCCGTAAGTCTCCTCGTAGTTCTTAGCCTTATAAGCCTGGGTAGCGGCACTCTGAGCCTTCTCAAAGCTCGGCAGCGTGAAGGTCTTCATGTCGCCAACATTGAACTTCGACAGGATGTCTTTTGTCATTTTCTCGATTACCATACCTTTTAAATTTTCTTAAACTTTTAGTTTGTTTGTACCAACGGTGGAGAAAAAGCCGTATATTTGCAATCCGACACCCTCGCAAAGTGTTCGCAAACTGGCGGTTATCCGCTTTCGCTAAGACGGCCTCCCGTCTGACAGCTATTTTCTTGCCACTCGTTAGGTAGTTATTTCGGGTGCAAATATAAGAAGATATTTTGAAACTTGTGCGGATTGATGCGGTTTATTATAATATTTTAACAAAAGACGTGTGGATTTATGCGGAAAAGAAATAATATCTTCGCTGAAGCCTTCCGCTGGATAAAGAAAAACGTGGAAGGCGTCAAGTATCAAAAAGACCTCGCTGCCCGTATCGGTGTCAGCGAGGACACAATCACACGAATCATGCGTGACCAGACGGAGGTCACGGATGACTTCTTATGCAAGTTCAACGAAGCCTTTGATAACGTATTCAATTACCAATGGCTTCGAGGTGAGGACAACGAACCCATGCTCGCTGCCGAGCTCGAAAAGGGCAATCCGCATCCATCCGCACCGATAATTGATAACGGCAGTGCAATCAATGCCGCCCTTGCCGCTAAAGACGAAACCATCGAAACCCTGAAGGCACGCATCGTTGACCTCCAGCGTACCATTGCCGACAAAGAAGAAATCATCAAAGCCCGCGATGCACGCATCATTTCCTTGGAGCGTCAGCTGGCAGAAGCAACCACCGGCGACCTATCCCACTACCCATTTACTATTGGAGCTGCTGAATATCAAGACAAATCTAAAATATGAAATGTTTACCCAAAACGAAAAATCAATGACGCAAAATACTACAAAACCTCCCTAAATACACGCGTCCCCATTTTTTCGTTCGATTCCCTCCACTTCCACAAAAAAGAAAAAGGGGAGAACGTTGAAAATAGGCTGAAAGGCTGATATAATGGGGATTGTGAGAGATTCTCGGGGAATATAGCTGAAGCGGAAATCGGTGGAAGTCGGTGGAAGTCGGTGCGAAAAGTTTCCCCAATGTTTTACCAGCGTTTCCCCATTTACCCCGAACTTGGGGAAACCTATAACTAAGTTATGAGAAATGATTACTTTATCTGTAGTATATGACCATCGCGGACGGACTCAGAAGGGCGAGGAAGGCCCTGTTGAATTGCGTGTGACGGTGAATAGGAAACCTTATTATATTAATACGGGCGTGCGCGTATGTAAGAACCGGTTTGTGGCTGGCGTTATCAAGGACACCAGAACGACGGCTGATGCTGACATACTGAACGAGCGGTTGCGCACGATTACGGCTATTGTTGAGCAAGAGGTGAACAAATGCCTGGATGAGCGACGTGAGATTGACATGGCTGAAATCAGGCGCAAGGTGTGGGGCTTCGGTGAGTCTTCCGATAGTAGTGACTCATCGCTGATTGAATGGATCAGAGAGCAAGTGCCCATGATTAAGATGTCGAAAGCGACTCGGCAGAAATACATCACGCTTTGTAATAGAATGGAGGAATACGGGAAGCTGACACGTTGGAAGGATATTACGGTGGAGTCCATCATGAACTTCGACGGGTGGCTGCGCAATCAGGACGTGAGACTCACGGCGAATCAGTTGCAGGCTGGCATAGAACATCGTAAGATGGGTGATGCCGGTGTGTCGTCGTATCATAAGAGCTTGCGTGCCATGCTGAACCGAGCGTTGAAGATGGGACGAATACAAGCCAATCCATACGACCGGCTGCGTGGAGAGTTCCGATGTGCCAAGCGTGACAGCGTTGACTATCTGACCGAGGAGCAGATGAAGAAGGTCATGGAATTGACACCCGTGCGAGGCTCTCAGGCTGCGCTTGCCCGCGACCTCTTCATTTTTCAAATGTACACAGGGTTGTCATATAGTGACACACAACGCTTTGATATTAGCCAATACAGGGAGGTTGATGGCAGGTGGCGGTTCATTGGTGAGCGCATTAAGACGGGCGTTCCTTATGTTAGCATGTTACTACCTCCTGCTGTCGAAGTGCTGGAGCGTAACGGGTGGCAGGTTCCAAAGATGAACAACCAGCGATATAACCAGATGCTGAAGGCTATCGGCATGGTAATTGGCATTGAGAAGTTGCACTCACACATGGGCCGTCATACGTTTGGTACGTGGATGCTTTCCAAAGGTGCTAAGATTGAGAATGTGTCGCGGATGATGGGACATAGTAATATCACCCAGACGCAGCGGTATGCGAAGGTGTTGGCCAAGGATGTGTACGATGATTTCGAGAAGATTGCGGAGGAGTTTTAAAGGCTGCGATAGAATCGCAACATACAGTTAATGATAAAAACAATTAAAACGATGAGAAAAATGTTAATGATGGCGGTGGCTGCTGCCTTGATGTGCGGCTGTGAGAAGGAACTAAAGGTGAATAACGCGGATCCGGTCGACGATGCGACTGAAGCGGTAGTGAATGGTCCTACGAAGAAATTCACGTTCACGGTAAAGGGTGATTTTGGTTCTCCTACGTTCAGGGATGGTGACCAAGGCGAAGCCTCGGTGAACGGAACGGGGAGTGCTGCACCGAGACGACGGGCTACGACTTACCTGACTGACGAGGGCAACCAGATGACTGACCTCTGGGTGTTTGATTTTGTGGGTGAGAGTTGTGTACAATCTATACATCAGACCACCTCGGACGCTACTTGGGGTCAGCCGCAGATGTCGCTCGCACTGGGTACACACCATGTCTATTTCGTAGCCTCGCGCGGTGTGTCTCCTGTAGTCAATGCGACCGATAAGACTATTGTGTGGTCATCCGTCCGCGATACATACTGGAAAGATTATGAGGTGACGGTGGTTTCGACATCGAACGGAAACCGGGCCGTGACGCTGGAGCGCGTGGTGGCTAAGCTGAAGCTGACGGTGAATGACGAGATACCTGTGGGTGCTGCTACCTTGGTATGTACGCCTGACACGTGGTACTATGGAATGAACTATCGGACGGGTGTGCCCGTGACGGCTACCAATGACCAGGATATCAGCATCAACATTCCTGCAAACTATGTGGGAACAACCGGTCAGTTGGTGGCTTCGTTCTTTACTGTCTCTGGGGCTGATGAGTGGACTACGGATGTCAGCGTAGCTATCAAAGACGGCAACAGCACTACGCTGGGCAGTGCTGTTATTGCTAACGCGCCGATGAAGCGCAACCGCAGTACGGAGTATTCTGGCAATCTATTCTCGGGTAGTAGCAACATGTCGGTCAGTATTGACGGCGACTGGTCTTCTCCTTATATCGGAACGTGGTAAATTTGTCTTTATGGAAAAACTTACGGTAAAGATAGCGCCCCAGTTCCCTGGAACGTGAACGAACCTTGACAGAGGTTTCCCTTCGTGGCGTCGATGCGGCATTGTTTTATGATGGCGTTGCCTCTGTAAAACAGATATTCCGTTCCTGCTGCGTTCCTGTATCGAATGGTCAGCGTAACGGTGTTGCCCACTTGCATAAGGTTGCTGATATTGTTCTGCGTCACGAGGAATGACGTTGTGATAGACCACGACTTGCGTCCAGCGATGATTGCTTCCCATTGGCCGGTATCGGGCGACGCGATGGGGATGGTCTCGCAGTCTACTGTGATACTGTTTGACTTGGTGATCGCTATCAGTGCAAACGTGCCTCCTATGTTGGAGTATACGAGTATTTGATTTCCGTTGATTGCCATATCTGTTGAGTGTTAGGTGGTTGGGTCTATTAATGTTGAATGATGTAGGGTAAGCGTATATTCGTCGTCCCAGGGGTTGAACGACATGGCGATTAGTCGCCAACGCCATGCAGTCTTCCAATACTGTATCCTGTTGATGTATGCCATGAGCATAGACAGCGATTGTCCGCTCTTAGGCCGCATGCGAATCTGGAGGCGGTTTTGAGAGCCTCGGCGCAGGTAGTCGTAACTTGCGAAAAAGTTCGTCAAGGATTCACCAATGAAATTGTCGTCCACCCTGTTACATGACATCAGCATGTCCACCTCTCCGTCTTCTGTACCTGTAAAAGTTCCCGTTAAATTCTCTCTACTCGGGGCGAAAATGTACTTTTTATAGGTGTCTGATTTATAATAGAGCTCGATGTTGTCAAAACTCAGCAATGGGTAAGGGTTGGCGTCGGGCTCTCCGTCAAATCGTATAACCAGCTTCAGCGTACCGGTGTTTGGTACGTTGTTGAATGAGAACTCCATGTGGTTGTTATTATCACGATATTGCACCGTTCGGTAACCAATCAGCTGACTGCCACAATACAGCAGAT